CATCAAAAACCAGTGGACGTTTCCATTGTTCTTCGGTGCACAGCTTTCCTCGGTATCAAAGTATCTACATATACTGGAAGATGTGCTACGTCCACTATATGATGCCTTTTGGAAAGAATTTGAGGGGGTTAAATCGTGGCAGGATAATCTCATCAAGTTCTATGAAGAAAATGGTTATGTCGAGACCTTCACTGGTCGTCGCCGTTATGGTCCAATGAACGTCAACAAGGTTATCAATTCACCAGTGCAGGGATTTACTTGCGAGTTTGTGCTCGACGGTATGTGTAGGTTAAGCGAGACCGGTGACCCATTGCTACAACCTGAAATTCAGATACACGATGATCTGACTTGGGTTGCAGTGCCAGTGGACAAAGTTGACTACGTTGCTGAGAAAGCTCTCGAAATTTTGCTAACACCTGCNCCCGAATTCAAAGATTTTATATGCGTACCTATCACTCTTGAGATGAGTGTTGGTGAAGACTGGTTGAACATGGAAGAAATTGGTGTGTTCAGCAGTGATGATAAATAGGCGAGTACCTATGATCCCTAAGGAAAAATTAACAGAAGTGATTTTACATGACAGTACAGGTGCCTTCATCAATAGAAAGCACATGCCCAAGCCAATTGGGCATGTGTACCTTTACCCTGAAAGTACTGGACACATAATAGCTGAGAAAGGTCGNTACTGGACATGCATTTGGTTTAGCATCACAAACGGTCCAAAACATTACCTCACGAAAGATGGAACCTTAATCATCATGAATGACCCGCCGATGATTAACCCCTACATAGAGGTAATCTCAATATACAGTCCTGAAACAGGTTACTACGAAATCTTTCGAGCACATCTACACAGCTCAACAGAAGTAGAACTGTTTGAAAGGTACAAGAATAAAAANGGTGAATGGAGGGGTTAACTATGCCAGTGATAGAATTCGATCAACTCTCTCATGCCGAAATATACACACTATCACCAGATAACAAATGGGTACCACTACGCGAATTCATCGCCAAAGCTGAAGAAAGGCGTGATACCTTGCAAGAGGGCATTCACAAGTTTTGCGTCATCTGGGATCTTGACGGCGTACTAGCCGACAGTGATCATCGGTTGCACTACATCGTAGTAGATCGTGCTAACCCTGATTGGGAAACATTTCACGCTCACACGCTTAAAGATTCACCAATCAGATCAGGTTGTACTTTGTTCTGGGCGCTCGATTTCTTTGGTGTCAGCAACATCATTTGCACTGCTCGACCTGAAAGCAATCGCGAACTTACAGAACAATGGTTGCAAGAGAAATGCCTCAAACCCGCCAAACTGATGATGCGCAAGGAAGGCGACCATCGTCCTGGATGTGAAGTGAAACGCGATATGTTACATGAGCTATGGGACGAAGGATATGAGGTTATTCTCGCTTTTGATGATCACCCAGAAATCGTCAATATGTACCGTACAGAAGGTGTGCCTTGCTTTGCTGCTGACCCAAGACACTGGGATGAACAAACAGTCCAAGCTATTGCTGCCAAGTACAAGAGGGCAGAATGACAAACAATCTGATAACGAAGTATCGCCCGACAAAATTCGACGATGTGATCGGGCAAGAAGCTGCGGTGCGGGCACTGAAAACAGCTCTAAAGAAAAAGAATATTCACGCTTTTCTCTTTACTGGCCCAAGTGGCGTCGGAAAAACCACGTTAGCCCGCTTGATGGCCAGAGCCGTTAACTGTGCCGACGCTGACATCATTGAGATTGACGCAGCAACTCACACTGGTATCGATGCCATGCGTGAGATTGCTAGCACAATCTATTATGCACCTATTGGCCAGGGCTCTAAGGCAATTATCGTTGACGAATGCCACGCACTATCACGTCAAGCGGTTCAGTCGATCCTCAAAGCTATCGAGGAACCCCCTGAATGGGGTTACTGGATGCTCTGTACAACGGAACTTAACAAGGTACCAGTAACCATTCGTAACCGATGCCTGCACCTTGCCTTGCGACCTGTACCTAAACAGGAACTAGTCGATTGGCTGACTGATATCGCAAAATTAGAAAAATATCGTGGTCCCTATATCAAGGATATCATCAACCTTTGCGCGGTTGAAGCTCAGGGTTCACCTCGACAAGCGCTGACATATCTGGCGGCATGCGCCGGATCCAAAAGTGTCGATGAAGCTCGTGAGATGATGCAGGCGGTGGCTGAGGAAAAACAAGCCATTGACCTCGCGCGTGCTTTAATGAAAGGTGCTCGCTGGCGTGACTTGAAACCAATTCTCGAAGGCTTAAAAGATCAGAATGCAGAAAGCATTCGCCAAATTGTGCGAGCTTACATGACAACGGTTGCCTTGAAAGCTGAAGGGCAAACCTTACGTCATGCACTCAGAATACTCGAAGCCTTCTCAGTACCCTGTAACCCGCAAGATGGTATCACGCCCATCGTTATCGCTTGCGGTAAACTGTATGTATAAGCAATAACAAGGAGGTAGTGCTATGGGCAAACTTGAACGCCGCAAGCGTAGCGATGATAAACCTGNTAAGAAAAAGAAATCACCAGTCATTGATGTTTCAGATATTCTGATTGGTGAGCATATTGACCCACTTGAAGCAACAGTCGAAGATCTCTCATTACCCCCTAAGTATGAGAGCTTCAAAACGAAGGTCAAAATCAACCGCGAAGATTTGGAACAATCACTTGAAGAACAACCCGAGTTGTTTGCTCAAGTTTCTGAGTACGCAATAAAGTGGAGCGCTATCCGCGATTTNCGTAAGAATGCGGTTGATAAGATTCGTGTTACTCTGGATCGACAAATTCGTGAGGAAGCGAGCGAGAGCGGCACCCGTATCACCGAAGCAGCTATCGCCAATCAAATTGGTGAAGATGAAGATTATCGTGAGGCCAATCTACGCTACATTGAAGCCAAGTACTACGCAGATCTCTGGTTGAGCTTGGTCAACTCATACACTCAACGTAGCTATGCCCTTAAAGATCTAGTCACCATCGTTGTCAAGCAACTCAGCATGGACAACGATGTGATCTCGACTGAAGCGGATCACCGAGCACTAATGGAGGCAAAGTCACGGAGAGCATCAAAGCTGAGAAGTGAGGCGCTAAAAGAACGACGCGCCTTAAAGGGCGAGTAAAACCCCCTAGTCTAAGTAACCAGCCGTATGTTAGGCTAGCAAAGCTTAGTTCATATGCAGCTAGGAGTAAGCAATGGCAAAGAAAGACAAAGTTAAAGCCAAGGTTAAGGATAAGGCGTCAAAGAAGAAAGGCTTTGTTTACCGTGGTGCTAACCGCACCGTAGAAAGTGTTGCTCGTGCATCGAAGGCTTTCGCCAGTCAGTTTGATCGATGGCTGAACGGTGAAGATCTTCAGATTTTCAAGCCACGTGACGGTGAAAANAATATTCGTATTCTTCCACCAACTTGGGATGATCAAGAAAAGTACGGTGACGGCTGGCACATCTTTGTTGACATGCACTACGGCATCGGTGCTGATAAAACAACCTATCTGTGCCTGCGTAAGATGAAGGACGAACCTTGTCCTATNTGTGAAGCTCGTGACGCCAGTGAAGATGAAGAGGAGCGTGATAGCCTGCGTGTAAGCCGTCGCGCGCTTGTGTGGCTCATTGATCGCGACAACGAGAAAGCTGGCCCGCAACTTTGGGCCATGCCACTCACGTTGTTCCGTGAAATCAATACGCGTAGCGTTGATAAGAAATCTAACAAGCCAATCCTCATCGATGATCCTGACAACGGCTACGACATTAGCTTTGTCAAGGAAGGTAAGGAAGTTCATTCAAAGTATATTGGCGTTGAAATCGACCGTGACCCAACGCCTCTCAGCAAGAATGACAGTAAACAAGAGCGGTGGCTTGAGATTATCGAGAATAACCCACTGCCCGACTTACTTCAGTTCTACGAGTATGATCACATCGAAAAGGTGCTGCACGGCAAAATCGCAAAGCAATCATCTGATGATGAAGATGATGACGATGTGGTTGATGATGAGGATGAAACGCCGCGCCGTCGCCGTAAGCGCANTGATGATGCAGACGAANTACCGCGTAAACGTAAGCGCTTGAAAGACGAAGATGAAGAACTTGATNATGCTGATGATGAAGAGGAAGAGCTCGACGTAGACGACGAGGACGACGAAGACGACGACCCCCCTTCTAAGCGTCG